TTTTATTAAAAGATATGGCGAGACCGAGGGGCTAAAAAAGTACGAAGAAACAATAGCTAAGAAAAATACTGTAGCGCTTACTAGAGAAAAATATGGTGAGGCTGCAGAGGCTATTATTATGGATCGATACGCCAAGCAGCAAGAGACTTTTAATAAGAAAACACCTGAACAAAAAGCTAATATAATTAAAAAAAGAAAAGATAGCACTGAAAAATATCTAGATGAAAATGTACGAGGGAGACCTAGATTAGAACTATTTATTTCCAAGTACGGGGCAGAGGAAGGATCATATCGATACCTTGAAACGTTAAGAAAGGCATTTCAAGGCCCTAATAGAATGTCAGTTCCTGCAAAGAAAATATATAATATTCTTTCACAAAAACTATCACCTGAAAAATTAGAACAGATATATTGCGATGTACCTGATAAAAAAGAGTTTTGGTTATCTGATTCTGGTAATTTATATGGGTATGATTTTACACATAGAGAAAGTAAAGTTATTTTAGAATATAATGGAAGTTTTTGGCATCCTGAGCAAGCGAATGATAATCTAATACATCCTGTAACTAAGAAGACTTTAACAGAGATGTATGAATATGATCTAAGAAAGAAAAAAGTCGCCGAAGAAAAAGGATTTACCGTTTTTGTTGTTATAGATACAATGACATTAGAAGAACAATTAAAGGTAGTTGATAATTTTTGTAAAAGCATTTAATATAAGGTAATATTATGAATAAACCAGCAATTCACAAAAAATATATTAGTACAAAAGAGTATAAGGATGCATTTCCTGTAGCCTACCGCCAATGGCGAGATGATGGAAAATGCTCTATCGTCCACGGATATGCATTGACTGTCCGTGTTTTTTTTGAAACTGATGACTTGGATGTCAGAAACTGGGCGATGGACTATGGAGGTCTTCGCCCATTGAAGGAACAATTGGAAGATTGGTTTGATCATCGATTGTTAGTTGCAGTTGATGATCCTCACAAAGATCTTTTAGTAGCGCTTCATACAGCTGGTATTGCTAAAATCACAGAGGTAGAAAAAACTGGATGTGAGGGTCTAGCTGATTTTTTATATGAGTATATAAACACTATTTTTCTTCCAAGCTATGGTAGATCAGAGGCAGATCGTTTGTGGTGTTGTAAGGTAGAGGTACGGGAAACACAGTCAAATATGGCAATGAGACAAGGTCACCGTGAATGGAATGAATTTAATGACTGAAAAGGATAATATGAACGAAGGTAGAAATGTTTCTGAAGTAATTCGTGAACGTTTAAAAGAGAATAAAAAGCGTTTCTTTGCAAACGATAATATCTCTGAGTTTATGACTGATGAAGAACGTCAAGAACTAATTAACGAAATTACTGAAAAGTTTAACGGAGTATTAGACTCTCTATTGATTGATCGTGAAAATGATCCTAATAGCCATGGCACTGGTAAACGATTGGCTAAGATGTATGTGAATGAAATTATGTCTGGCCGTTATTATCCAGTTCCAGAAGTTACTGCATTTCCTAACGATGAAAGCTGTGGTACCAAACGCTATGATGGGATGTTAGTTGTTCGTTCAGAAATCAAATCAATGTGTAGCCATCATCACCAGACAGTATCTGGGGTTGTGTTCATTGGTATTATTCCTGGATCTAAAGTAATCGGTTTATCAAAGTATACTCGTATTGCGCAGCATTGTGCACGTCGTGGAACCTTACAAGAAGAACTCTGTAATGATATTGCTGATGCTATTGCAAAGGCTACTGAGAGTGAAGACATTGCAATCCATATTGGTGCAACTCATGGCTGTTGTGAAAATCGTGGCATCATGGCTGGCTCATCATTGACTCAAACTACTGTATTACGTGGTCAGTTTAATGATGCTGGTGTTAAGAAAGAGTTCTTTGATAATGTATCACTTCAAGGCAATCGCCATAACATCTACTAATGATAATTGGTCGAACTAAAAACGACCCAGAATTATCGTCTATAATATGGCCAATGTTTACGGCTACGCTTGATGAAAAACATGGTGTAGCTGGAACAATTGGCCGACAGGGTGAGGAAGCTGCTCTTAAGATATTGCAAGAGCGGTTTCCAACGGTCAAGTATGCTATTATGCATGATGACTGTCTTAATCAAATGATGGGGATTGACATTACGTTAATCCACAAAGATAACTCCTTTGACTTAGTTGACGTTAAATCTGGCCGTTCAGGTTTATATTATGCTGATAATAATTGGTACATCACTCTAAGAAAAGATCACTATAATCCCCGGAAAAAGACCGAATATCTTATGCATATTGGTCCAAAAGGTGATGTATTTGCTTTCTATAATAGAGCATTAATGGCTGGATTTATTGAGCAAAAGCATATACAATTAGACGAACCGTATAAATTAAAACGTCGTCATTTCCCTGACTTTATTACTACTAATGTGAACTAATATGATTGAAATTTCTCACGAATCCCCTCTATGTATTCTAGACGAATCTCGAAAGTATAATGATAATGATTATGCGCTTGTACATTTGCTTGAAACCGAACCTGTTTACCTTCAATTTTTTAAAGACTCTATTTCTCAAGGTCGTAAAGTTATTCTAGATAATTCTATCTTTGAATTAGGTACAGCATTTGACTCCGATAAGTTTGCCGATTGGGTAGAAGAGCTACGACCTACTGAATATATTATTCCTGATGTACTGGAGGATAGTGAAGGTACTATTAGAAGTGCTCAGAAGTTTATTGCCAAGTATAAAGATCTTCCAGGCAAGTCTATTGGGGTAGTTCAAGGCAAAACGTTAGATGAAATCGAACATTGCTATTACATGTTAGATAAAGTATTTAACGTTGATAAGATTGCTATCTCATTTGACTATTCGCTATATCGTCAACAATACCCACATCCAAATAAATGGGTATCGTTTGCATTAGGTCGTGTCAAGGTAATGCAGTATTTAGTTCGTAGAAATATTATTAATGTAAATAAGCCTCATCATCTATTAGGATGTTCGCTTCCAATTGAATTTATGTTCTATAAATCAGATTTTAATTGGATTGAATCTATGGATAGTTCTAATCCTGTAGTGCACGGTTTGCTCGGGATTAATTACAAAGGCTATGGTTTAGATGATAAGCAGTCTATTAAACTAGTAGATTTGATTCATCATGAAGTAGATGAGACTGCATTAAAGAATATTTGGCATAATGTGAATATTTTTAAAGAGATCGTCAATGGCTAAGAAATGGATTGCTTTATTTTCTCAGACTGGATCTGAGATTGTTAATATTGTTGATACTGTAGGTCGTGCACCGGATTTAGTAATGACTAACAATAAAGATTCAGTTCAATGGAATGATGGTATTCGTCAAACATGTAAAAACATTATGGTGAATACTCATGATAAGTTGATGGGATATCTTAGAGAGAATACTGAATATGCTCCAGAAGATACAGTAATTACTTTACATGGTTATTTGAGAATTGTTCCAGAAGATGTTTGTGGAGCCTATATTATGTTTAATGGCCACCCGGCCGCTATCGATCTTTACGAAGAGCTCAAAGGTAAGGACCCTCAAGTTCGTACCTGGAAAGGATACTATCCAACGATTGGTTCTGTTGTACATCGAGTAACAGCAGGAGTTGATGAAGGTCCTTTGGTCTCTGTTGTTCATCGTGATAATACAGCTCAATCAGAGGAAGAATTATATGGCCTTTTGAAGGAAACGTCGTTACAATCATGGTTAGACTTCTTAAAGGATTATGAATGCGTATAGGAATTAGCGGGGCGCAATCTGTAGGTAAGACTACTATTCTGAATGCTTTGCGTTCAGAAAAGATATTTCAAGACTATCAGATTTGTAATGAGGTAACTCGACGTGTTGGGAGCTATGGTCTTCCTATTAATGAAGATGGAACCGATTTAACTCAACGACTAATTATGCAAGAGCATATTGTGAATACATTTATGTATGATAAGTTTATTGCTGATCGCTCTGCGTGGGATGGTTTTGTATATTCTTGCTATCTTTGGCAGCATGGAAAGATAAGCTATGATACATTGCATTTTAGCAGAGATGTATTTATGAAAGTACAACCTACGTATGATATTCAGTTCTATATTGAACCTGAGTTTGATATTGTGAATGATGGAGTAAGAAGTACTAATCTAAAGTTTCGTGATGAAATTATTCGATTGTTTGAGAAATCAATCGTTGATTATAAGATGAATGCTGTTATTTTAAAGGGCTCAGTTCGTGAGCGTGTTGAACAAGTATTAATTGCCATAGAGGAAAAGAATGAACAATCAAGAAGAATTAAATAAGTTAGTTGGTGTACACTTAGGTAAAGCTGGCGATGGTACAGCTGTTAAGCCTTATGTCACTCCAGATGAAGTAGATCCTAGCTTATTGGTAGCTGTTCCACGCCATCTAAATCGTACTCAATATGGTATTGAAGAGAATGCTCTCCCGTTTGTTGGAGATGATGCCTGGAATGCATATGAGTTTTCGACTTTATTGAAGAATGGCTTTCCGGTATCCGGTTGGTTAAAGTTTACATATGCCGCCGATACTCCTAATATTGTTGAGTCTAAATCAGTTAAGTTATATTTAAACTCTTATAATATGGCTCGTTTAATTGAAACACGTGAAGAGTTGTACTTGATCGAAGAGATGGTATCTGAGCATTTTGGAGCTGCAACTGGTGGATATGTAGATGTATCGATTGCAATTGGTGATATTGAAACATCTCGTCCTATTAATGGTGACTTTATTTCTCTTGAAACATATTGTGATGTTGAGAATATGGACTTCAGCCAATATAACGAATCACCAGAGACCTTAAAAGTGGTTGATAATAATGGTCAGCGTCCAGAAAAGTGGAGATCATATTCATTGCGTTCTAATTGTCGTGTAACTAATCAACCAGATTGGGGCGATGTATACATTCATATTAAAGGAAATAAGACAGTGACTCCTGAGTCACTGATGCAGTATATTGTATCAATGCGTAAAGAGAATCATTTTCACGAAGAGATTGCTGAATGTATTTACAAACGTCTATACGATTTAACTAAACCAGAAGAGCTTATGGTAGCTTGTTTATATACTCGCCGTGGTGGTATTGATATTAATCCAGTTCGTGCTTCTAGTTACGATATGTTAGAGATGGCTCCTATTACTAATGCATTCTGGTTTAGCACTAAGACTGCGAGACAATAATGGATTGGAAAGATAAAAACGTCAAAGCAGTATCAGATGCCTTGCATAGTCGGATGGAAGTAGGATATAATAAGTATGGTGTTACAACTGAACGCACTGATATTGATTTGCTAGGTTGGTTGCAACATCTTCAGGAAGAACTTCTTGATGCAGCAGTCTATATTGAACGAGTAAAATCAGAATTGAAAGGTGATAAATGAATTTACAAGAAGCTTTAGAATTACTCCCAGAAACTAAAGGGTGCGTAGTAGTTCTATCTGGTGGATTAGATTCTACTATAGCCATGAGATTAGCGGTTGAAAAATATGGATCAAATAATGTTTCAGCTTTAACTTTCTTTTATGGTCAGAAGCAAGTGGTTGAGATTGAAAAAGCTAAACAGTCTACAGCTTTACTAGGAGTAAAGCATAAGGTAGCAGATGCATCGTTTCTTGGAGATATTTCTCAAGGATTCTCCGCTAATGTCGATACTAATATTGCAATGCCTACTATTAAAGATGTTCTAGGAGACGCTACTCCAAAAACATATGTTCCTAATCGAAACATGATACTAATGTCGATTGCAGCAGCGTTTGCTGAGGTTAATAATGTAGATACTATTATTACCGGTCTTCAAATTCATGATGAATATGGATATTGGGATACCACGGCTAGGTTTGTTGATAAAATGAATAATGTATTTACAGAAAATCGAAAAATTAAAGTTAAAATTATTGCCCCGTTTGTCCAGTTAAGTAAAAAAGAAGAATTATTACTACTAAAAACACTCGATGGTAATTTAGAGTTAACTAAACTTACTCTTACTTGCTATAATCCTAATGAGAAGCATGAATCTTGTGGTATCTGTCCAAGCTGCTCAGAGAGAATTAAGAACTTTGCTGATATTAACGCAAAAGACGAAGTTCCATACAGTGTAGATATAAATTGGAATAAATTAATTCAAATATAATAGTGTATATGGTTGTGGATCTCCTAAAACTACTATAAATAATAGTTTAAGGGGATATTATGTTTATTTTATATAAGCTTTATTATGATGACTATACGTATTATATTGGAGTTACCAATAATTTACGCCGAAGATTGAGTGAGCATTCAAGAAGCGATAATACTAAAAATTTTATTAATGTAGAAGTTTTAATGAGAAGTGGAGATGAAGATGTATTGTATGAATTGGAAGAGCAACTAATTCCAGATCATATTAATAGAGATTATAGATGTAGAAATAAGACGCGAGGTGGAAGACATCCATATAATATGAGAGCTGGAGTGAAGCATACTTTAGAAACGCGACAAAAAATATCAAAAACGAAGAAAGGTGTGCCAAATAATTTAACTGATAGAGCTCGTATATTTTTATCAGAAAAAATGATTGGTGAAAAAAATCCTGCAAAAAGGACAGACGTACGAGAAAAACTATCAATTCACGCAACAGAGCATAGCAATACTCGCGGAAAGCCTGGAACAATGACAGGAAAAAAGCACACAGAAAATGCATTAAAGAAAATAAGTTATGAAATTAAAACTCCTCGTGGAGTATTTAAAAGCAGTGTTGCAGCAGCTGACAGCTATGGAATATCTCAACAAACAGTAATTAATAGATGCAAATCATCTAAATACCCTGATTGGGTAATTTTAAACAAAGGTTCAAAATACAGCAAGGGATAAAAAATAATGTGTGCAATAGTTGGTAGTTTTAAAAAAGAAACTATACGAGAGTTATTTGCGCTAAATGCATATAGAGGGCAGCTTAGTTATTCGTTATGTGGAATGTCAAAAGATATACAACTTATCGGGTTGCAACGTGGTGAAGGTCAGCTACCTATAGGCTTTATAGATGAGTTTATTCAAAGCGAATATTATATTGGACATTCCCAAGCTCCGACAACAGATACAAAAAATATTCATCCTGCGCAAATAGGCCAAGATATGTTATGGCATAATGGTATTGTTAAGCAGAAAAATATTTCTAGCGGCGTCTGGGATACCGAGTGGATTCTACAGGGCATTAACACAAAGGGGTTTGATTTCTTATCCGATGTAGATGGATCTTTTGCTTGCATACTATATAAAAATAATGTATTATATGTGTTTAGAAATGAAATATCCCCACTTTTTGTTGATGATAATTTAAACATATCTTCTACTAAATTTCAGGAATCTCGGTCTCTCGAAGCAAATACTGTTTATAAAATAGATCTAGAAAAGCTTCAATTAATACCGATTGCAACATTTAAAACAAAAGTAAATCCCTTTTTCTTTCTTGGAGAATAAATGAAAACAAACTTTCAACGTATTAAAGAATGGTCTGACGAAAGACTGATTACTCAACAAGAGCCAGATCGTAATGGTTTTGTATCTATGATTGTTGAAGAGCTTGGCGAGTTTATCGAATCATCTGAGATTGATGGTCGTATTGATGCTATGGCAGATATCATTGTATTTGCTTATGGTGAAATTGCCAAGTATGGTTACGATGGTGATAAAGTTATGGATGAAGTAATTAAAGAGATTAGTTCACGTGTTGGAGCGTATAATCCAGATACTAAGAAATGGCAGAAAGATAAATCACCAGAAGCTCAAGCAAACTGGTACTCTGCTAACTTTACTAACTGCAAACTTTAATATGCACTTTTATACATCAGTTGCCCGTCGTGGTTCTAGTATTCTAACTAGACAGGTCAAGAATGATCGTCGAGTTAATATCAAGGAGAAGTTTCAACCGACTTTATTTCTAGAGTCGCAGACTGATGTTGGCTTTCAAAGCTTAGATGGTCGTAACCTCAAACCAAGGCATTTTGCTTCTGTGTTTGAGGCTAAGGACTTTCTAAAGCAGTTTGAAGACGTTAGTAACATGAAAGTGTATGGTAATAAGAACTTTGACTATCAATGGGTATCTGAAACGTTTAAAGGTGAGATCGATTTCGATATTACTCAGATTAAACGTTGGACGATTGACATCGAAACTACTGTAAGTGGTGGCTTCCCTGATATCGAGTTCCCCACTGAAACTATTCAACTAATTACTATTCAAGATATGAATACCAAAATGTTATATACATTTGGTATACATGCTTATGAGGGTAATGATAATCCTTTAAGTACGTATTTTGAGTTTAAAGATGAAAAAACGATGCTTGAGGCTTTTATTCGTTTCTGGGAAGCTGATCACCCTGATATTATTACTGGGTGGAATAACCAGTTCTTTGATATCCCTTACTTGATTGGACGGATTAATGTTATTCTTGGAGAAGAAGCATCTGCTCGTTTATCTCCTTGGGGCTTTATTGATCGTAAAGATATTATTATTGCTGGTCGTAATAACATCAACTACATTATTGCAGGCGTTGCTATTATCGATTATATGGATCTATATAAACGCTTTCCGTTCCCAAGGCCACAAGAGAGCTATCGATTAGACTATATTGCAGAAGTGGAGCTTGGAAAAAATAAGCTTGAGAATCCATATTCTAGCTTTAGAGAGTTCTATGAGAAAGACTTCCCGTTGTTTGTTGACTACAACATTCGAGACGTAGAACTAGTATCTGAGCTTGAAGATAAGATGAAACTTATTGAGTTAATTGTCACTATGGCGTATCAAGCTAAGTGTAACTATAATGATATTCTATCATCTGTAAAAACCTGGCATTGCATTCTTCATAACTATCTAGCTGAAAACAACATGTATGTTGAAGTGAATCGTACAGGTGCTGGTGATGAAGGTATTCAAGGTGCTTACGTTAAGCAACCGGTAGTAGGTAAGCATGAGTGGCCTATTTCGTTTGATGCTGCATCACTGTACCCATCTATCATGATGACTTGGAATATGAGCCCAGAAACTATCATTAGTGATAGGAAACATACTTTTGACATCGATAAGCTCATTAACCGTGAATATGAGATTGATGAGCCGTATAGCATTGCAGCCAATGGCTATATGTATAGTAAGGATAAGCGAGGTATGTTCCCTACAATCATTAATAAACTTTTTAACGAACGTCAAGTGAATAAAAAGAAAATGATTGAAGCTAAGCAGGAATATGAGAAGACCGGCAATGCTGAACTACTCAAGGTTATTTCAAAGTACGATAACTATCAAATGTCTGCTAAGATTCTTCTGAATAGTTTGTTCGGTGCGCAAGCTAATAAGTTCTTTATGTTCTTCGATCCAAGGATTGCTGAAGGTATTACTATTACTGGTCAATATATTATTCGTTCGGCAGAAATTGCTTTGAATATTGAACTGAATAAACTATTTGGAACTGAGAACTTTACCTATGTCATTTATTGTGATACCGACTCTCTGTTCTTAACTCTATCACCGTTAGTTAAAAAGTACTACAAAGATAAAGAAGATAGTCAGTTAATTGATATTATCGATAAGATCTGTAAGGAAAAGATTGAACCTATCATTAACGAGGCTTGCAACGATCTGACTTCATATGTGAATACTTACGAGCAACGTATTTATTTCAAACGCGAGACTATTTCTAATATTGGGGTGTGGACTGGTAAGAAGCGCTATGCCGTAAACGTATTCGATAACGAGGGTGTTCGTTATGCTGAACCTAAGTTAAAGATTATGGGCTTGGAGATTATTCGTTCATCTACACCAGCTCCTATTCGTAAGTCGTTAAAAGGCGCGTTAGAAATCTTCTTGAAGTCTGATGAAACCACTCTTCAAAATTATGTAAAGACTACTGAAACCGCATTTAGGGAGCTATCGCCTGGTGAAATTGCCTTTCCTAAAGGAGTTAATAATCTTGCCAAATATACCGATCCTAATAAAATCTATACTAAAGGCTGTCCAATTCATGTTCGTGGTACTCTTTTGTTCAATAGTTTGATTAAGAGTAAGAATGTAGATAGAGAGTTTCAACCAATTGCCGAAGGTGAGAAGATTCGTTATGTATATTTGAAAACACCTAATACAATTGGAGAAGATGTTATTGCATTTAAGGATCAAATTCCAGAGGCGTTTGAAATTAAGAAGTTCGTTGATTATGATAAAATGTTTGAAAAAGCTTTTATAGCGCCTCTGGATACGATTGTTAGTTCTATTGGTTGGTCTCCAAGACCAAGAGCATCTTTAGAAGGTTTATTTGAAGAATAATGAGAAGTAAATTATAATGTTTGATTAGTATAAAAGGAAATTAAATGAGTTTATTAGATAAGATTAAAAAGAATAGTACTATTAAAGATACTTCGGTATTAGAAGATTCCAAGTTCTTTAATAAAAAGGATATGATTCCAACACCTGTACCAATGCTTAACGTAGCTCTTTCAGGTAAACTAGACGGTGGATTGACTCCAGGTCTAACTATGTTTGCAGGTCCATCCAAGCACTTTAAATCAGGTTTCTCTTTAATGATGGCTAAAGCCTATCAAGAGACATATCCAGAGTCAGTTATTTTGTTTTACGATTCAGAGTTTGGTACTCCTAAGTCTTACTTTGACTCTTTCGGTATAGATATGAATCGAGTTATTCATACTCCTATTACCGATATCGAACAGTTGAAATTTGATATCATGCATCAAATTAATGAACTAGATCGTAATGATAAGATTATGATTTTAGTTGACTCTATTGGTAACTTAGCATCAAAGAAAGAAGTGGAGGATGCTCTCGATGGAAAATCAGTAGCTGACATGTCTCGTGCCAAGCAGATTAAGTCTTTGTTCCGAATGGTAACTCCTCATTTGACCATTAAAGATATTCCAATGATTGTGGTTAACCATACCTACAAAACTATGGAGCTATACGCCAAAGATGTAGTCGGTGGTGGTACTGGTTCTTACTATTCAGCCGATAACATTTTTATTCTAGGACGTCAACAAGAGAAAGATGGGACTGACGTAGTAGGCTATAACTTTATTATTAACGTTGAGAAGTCACGTTATGTTAAAGAGAAATCTAAGATTCCAATTGAGATTACTTTTGATGGCGGTATTAGTAAGTGGTCTGGTCTTCTAGCTATTGCATTAGAATCTGGCCATGTAGTTAAGCCATCTAATGGTTGGTATCAACGAGTTGACAAAGAGACTGGTGAAGTGAGCGACGAGAAGCTTCGTATTAAACAGACGTATACTAAAGCATTCTGGATGCCTATTCTACAATCTAAGTCGTTCCAAGACTACATTGAGAATGCTTACAAGATTGGGAATGCTAAGATTCTATCTGATGATGAAATTGCTGAGGAGTTTGAAGATGTTGGAGAGTAATATTAAGTATAGTCTGGTCGACTCTGGAGAGCTGGAGTCTGATCATTGGGCTATTCGTATTGATGAAGGTCTGTTTAAAGACGTTTTATACAAGTATATGACTATTGAATTCTTAGGTGAAGATGACAATGGATTTGGCCTAGTAAATTACAAATACGAGATCTTGGAAGACGTTGATGGGTTGTTAGCTACAAAGCAAGAGCAATTTGAAGAAGTAGCTGGTACAATCTTAAATGCAATTTTGGAAGAATCCTTTGAGGAAAAGAATGGAACGAGTCGAATCAACAATCCTGAAGAATCTAATACACAATGAGAATTATTTGCGAAAGGTATTTCCTTTTTTAAAGAAGGAATACTTTTCAGATCAATCCGATGCAGTTATATTTGAAGAGATTGAACAATTTGTTACGAAGTATAACGCATGTCCAACGATTGATGCTTTAGAGATTCAAGTATCTAATAGCAAATCAATTCCTGAACATACCTATAATACTATTGAAGAGCTCTTCACTGAATTAAAAGATTATACAGAACCTAAGTTTGAATGGTTAGTTGACGAAACCGAACGTTTTTGTAAAGATAAATCTGTTTATAATGCTATTGTTCAGTCGGTTCGAATTATTGAAGGTAAGGATACTACATTATCAGCTGATGGTATTCCTTCTATTTTACAGGATGCTTTAGCCGTTTGTTTTGATACTAATGTAGGTCATGATTACTTTGAGAATGAAGAGTTGCGATATGAATTCTATCATAAAGAAGAAAATCGTGTACCGTTTGATATTGAGCTACTGAATAAAATTACTAATGGTGGGCTCCCTAATAAGAGTTTAACGGTATTCCTAGCAGGCACCGGTGTTGGTAAGTCGTTAGCTATGTGTCATTTTGCAGCTGCTAATTTACAAGCTGGATTGAACGTTCTCTATATCACTATGGAAATGGCAGAAGAACGTATTGCCGAACGTATTGATGCCAACTTAATGGATATTAATATCGTTGATTTAAAAGATATCTCCAAAGATATGTTTATGTCGCGAGTTGATAGAATTAAACAAAAGACACAAGGCAAGTTGATCATTAAAGAATATCCAACGGCAGCGGCGCATGCCGGTCACTTTAAGATGCTATTGAATGAGTTGTCATTGAAGAAGTCTTTTATACCTGATATCATTTATATTGACTACTTGAACATTTGCGCATCATCTAGATATAAAGCAAGCTCAGCTGTTAACTCTTACACACTAGTAAAAGGTATTGCTGAAGAGCTACGAGGTCTTGCACAAACTACTAATGTACCAATTATTAGTGCAACACAAACAAACCGAACTGGTTTCTCTAATACAGACGTTGAACTAACTGATACATCCGAGTCGATGGGTCTTCCACAGACGGTAGATATGTTGGTAGCTTTAATTTCAACTGAAGAGTTAGAAAATATGGGTCAGTTAATGATTAAGCAGTTAAAGAATCGTTTTGGCGATCCTAATATGTACAAGCGATTTGTAGTTGGTATTGATCGTTCAAAGATGAAGTTGTATAATTTAGATCAGAATGCCCAAAAGGATATTGCTGATAAAGGAAGAGACCAAAATGAAAATACATTTAGTAGACCAATTAAACAACGAGACTTCAGCTCTATTAAATTCGATTAACGTTGTCGTATTAGATAATGCCATGCATGAAGATGCATGTAAAGATTTAATGATGGATTTTGATAATCATGTCCATAAGAAAACTAATATTGCATCTGACTTTGGCGCTATTAGTTTTGAAGAGTTAAATCTATCTACAACTCCAGGGTTTGAAAAGTGGCATCATTTATTAGTCGATCATGCGCAATACTATGAAGAAGAGTATAAATCTACTTTGAATATTCCAAAATATGCTTGGCCAGCAACTCATGGATTTGAACAGTTTCGTATGAAGCGTTATGATAACAATGATTACGATAGATTTGATCCTCATGTTGATGTTCGTGATTATGCATCAGCTCGGAGATTCCTGGTATATTTCTGGTATTTGAATGATGTGGAAGAAGGTGGAGAAACTGCGTTTTATTTAAAAGATCGTGAAATTCGAGTAAAACCGAAAGCTGGGAGATTAATCATGTTTCCACCGATGTGGACGCATTCTCACGCTGGATTACGTCCAATTTCAAATCCTAAGTATATTGCTGGTGGGTATTTACACTTTTTGTAATTTACACTTATCAAAGTGCCAGCGTTTCATTATTCTACCACCAGTTTTTGAACAGTGAGGGCAAACATATCCTATATATGGCCCGTTTGCTCTACCTTTCAGTTGGGATGGTTTTCCTTTGTTGGCTTTCGATAGTTTTTGTTTATGCTCATCAGAGAATACCCTTCCGAGAAGAGCAGCGCTCGCTTTTGCAGTGTGTTCTTTAGATGGAACTCTACCTTTTGTAATACCTACTAATTCACCGTTAATCCATCTAGGATCATCTTTATATACCTTAAAAGTTTCACCTGTAATTGGATCCTTACAAGATATACGATTTACCATATTATCGGACATTAATTTTCTAGTAGTATCAGCAACTACCCTACCAGGTGTACCCTCACCACCTGAGGTTGCATTATATCCATGAATTAAGCTATCATACTCTTTTATAAAATATGGCTCCATTACAGTTAATGTATGTGATTTCATTTTATTACCAGGCTCTCTAGATTGATATATTACTTCAAAACTAAAGTTTTCTACACCATGTTTTCTCATTGCCCGGTAAAGAATTTTCTGATCTTTTTCTTTAGAATAGTCTTTTAAGTGATCTTTCATCCTTTTTGGCCATGCAGAATCAAACCCAATATAACACTTATTATTAAGTATATTTGTTACTTTGTATATTGTATAAATAAACATGCTGGAGCTCCTCTAAGCTTTAGAATCCTTGGGTTTTGACGAACCGCGAAGGATGTTTTCGTTGATATCTATATTTATAAAATTTTGAATTTCCAGGTATAAATAGAGATTTTTATAAATATAGATATAACCATTGGAGAAACCATGATTGTATCTGTGTTAAAATGCCCAGATCGTAAATTCACGCCGTTTATTAAGCGTGCTGTGAAGTTTTACAGTGAGATTCTCATACCTAATGAAAAGATCCGTAATAGCATTTCTATAGAGATAGTTTTTGTAAAAGATCTAGAAAACTACGGTTCTGCTGAAATTTCTGTGGCATCTAAAAAACCCCGTGAATTTAATATCGAGCTCCATCCCGGTATTGGCGCTAAAAAGATGTTAAGTACGTTAGCTCATGAAATGGTTCATATTAAACAATATGTATATGGTGAACTAGACGATAGCCTATCTGTATGGCGTGGAAATAAGGTTAATTCAGATGATATTGATTACTGGTGGCATCCATGGGAAATTGAAGCATTTGGAACCGAACAGGGGCTTCTACGAAAGTTTGTGGAAGCTGAAAGGCTTTGGGAAGTATTTAGTGATATTGAAAACCCAAACGCTCCTATTAAAAATGAGATATTACGCTGGAAATCATAGTTTTATAATGTAAAATGGGGTTTTATAATGTAAGACCCTAAAGTAGTGGACTTTTATTGTGTTTGAGGTTATAATTAACATATAATGTAAACACAGGAGAATATATTATGAAGAAGTCAATTGAACGCAAATTAAATAAATTAGAAGCAATGTTTCCGAATGCTTGGTTTAAACCTGGCGAATATTTCTCATCGGGTTTTGAAAATGCTATCTGGACCGGGGAAGGTTCAGATATTAATGGTGTATGCATGTTTAACTACTATGGGTATCAAAACGAAGATATGATTGGTGTTCATCCTAAGATGGCAGCTACACTAAAGAAAATGAATATGTATGCCGACTGGTATGATGCAGGTACTGTGTTTATCTGGCCAAACGAATAATATGAGCTTTAATATATACACAAAAGAAGGCATCCATTTTGTTCAGTGGTTTGATACCGTAGATAAGCTAATAGCATCTATGTTGGCAAATCCTAATGATGCTTATCACAGAATTAGTTGACTTTTATTTAAAATTAGATTATAATTGGAACATTATGAAAATTGGATTATTTAGCCTATTAACAGTAATCTTTGTTATTGCAAAGATTTTTGGATACATCGATTGGTCTTGGTGGTTAGTATTTACTCCAACGATCGTTGGATTTGTTTTATTCATCATTATTATTATTTTAGCCGTATGGGCGAAGGCGGTCAAATGAGAGTACAGAACGAATTAGGTGAAATTGAGCAAGGTGTTATTGATCTTGAAAATGGTATATGGTTATTGCGTTCGGTAATTGCCATGTCTACAGAGAAAGCAGATAATGAATCCGTTACTCAGGCTTTGTATGGTTTAGAGCGCTATTTGGAATCTAATCATAACCAATTAAAACAGGCGTTTGAAGATGCTTGGAATAAAGATTTAGCTGCTGAAGTTCAGGAGTGTTTAAACTAGATTAGGCTTAAGCTGTGGGAGCTTAATAATTTGAAAATGTCCACAGCACTTTTTAAAAGGTAATTTATTATGTCACAAAATGCAAAAATCGCTAAGTTCTTGAAAACTGGTAAGAAGCTATCTGCTGCACAAGCAAAGAGCCAATACGGTGTTCAAAACCTCCGCGCACGTATTTTTGATCTTCGCCAAGATGGCTACAAGATCGACACCGTTACATTGAAGTCTGGTGCTACTGCTTACGCAATGTAAGTAATATTGGGGATAGGCTTCCTGTGGCTTATCCCCAATTTCTTTTTATACAGTCACTATAGACTAATCATGATCTTCTTATACCTCTTATATTTTATATTTTTAACAATTACTTTTCTGCCGATTCTTTTTCTGGCATTAATTCTGAATACGGTCCATTAGATAACAACGGCACTCTTGGCTATGGGCCACGACTTCCAAGATGGTTAAACTGGTTTCAACCTCCCGACAATTCACTATACGGTGATGCTACTTTTATTAGAATCAATGGCGAAAGCTATTGGTCAATGGTAAAGCAGCTTTGGCGTAATCCAGCATATTCTTTTGGTATGTTGTATATTGATAGCACCTCTCCTGCAAAATGGTATGGTGATCGTACTATTAGAGATAACGATAATGCAAAAGCTGGCTGGTGTTTTGTTACAGCCGGTGGCCTATTTCAATATACTTGGGTTCGACCTATTGGATTTAACCGCTGCATTTACGTTAACTTAGGTTGGAATATCCGTGCTCTAGTTGATCCAAACGTTACTATTCATCCTATGAGTTATCAAGCAACCTGGGTATTTTCTCCAAGACTTTCTGGCTTTAGATAATGGATGATGCTGATGTAGCTGTGTGGATTGCTAGTCTAAAATCATCTAGACCATTTCGCACCAGTAAAACTAGACGCAAATCCCGATTTAATAAACGATACGTACACGACGAGTTACCAAATATGAGCAATGCACAAGAGTTATTTTTAGCATCATCAGATCTAACCGATCACATCTCTGCTAAAGTAATGTGTGAACGTTTTGATGCAGATGAAGAAACATTACTTGAAGAAGTATCTTTACTCTGTAGTAAATCTGAATGGAAAGCATTCATTGAAAAAGAGAAAGACTGGGCTTTTAGTAATTTTAAAATCTTTGAAATCACCTCTTCTCGTGGATCTATGGTAGATGATAATACCAATACCCTTATCCAATTTGACGCTCAATCAACATCGATTAATCTAAAGATCTTCGGTAACCGTGATAGTATTGATAAAGTAGTAAAAATCTGCACTAATAAATTTGAATTAGTGGATTGTTATATTGAATGGATTTATTCTGCCGATGGTAATTCTATTGAAATCCCATTGCGTCCAGATAAAATGCCTATTACAGAAATGTATCCATTTCTAAAAGGTGAACCACTTCACGACTACTACGATCGCTTTATGAACTCATCAGCTTCTATTTTGCTGTTGATCGGACCTCCAGGCACTGGAAAAACTACTTTCATTCGTGGTCTATTACAGCACCGTAAAGCATCAGCTTTAGTTACCTACGAAACAGCGATTTTAGAAAAAGATTATATCTTTGCCCGCTTTATTGAATCTGAAGAAGAGATTATGGTGATCGAAGATGCCGATGCATTCCTATCTTCTCGCAAAGATGGAAACCTAATGATGCATAAATTCTTAAACGTTGGTGATGGTCTGGTATCAACAAAAGGTAAGAAGATGATATTCTCAACTAATCTTCCATCTATTAAGAATATTGATACTGCTTTGATTCGACCAGGGCGTTGTTTTGATATTGTTACGTTCGATCGTATGGATCAAAAAGAAGCTGAAGTTGCTGCTAAAGCATTAGGTGTTCAGTTAGATGAAGAAAAGAAAGATTGGTCGATTGCTGAAATCTTTCATAAACAGGTTCAAGCCCCAGTTACTATGCAAGAAAATAAAATAGGATTTGTATGATGCAACAACCCTATAACAATCCATTTTTTGTTAATCCTAATCCTGGATGTCTTAAAAATTGCCAGTTCATGGAAATTGGCCCAACTACCTCTACATTAGTATATTATGAGCCAGTTTATAATAAAAATGGTCAATGCATCAATCCTAATTCCGGTAATATGGTTCGAGGAAAGACTAAGTGTTTAACTTGCAATAGAACATGGAGCCATGAAACAATGAGTGGTGCGAGTAAATTTACGGAGGTCAAATGAACGGTTGGAAACAATATGCAGTAACTCAGAGGATCGATGCTAATCGAAATGGGTGGCCTGGTGTATGGGATGCTCTTAAATCAGCTATTACCAACAAGCCACGATTTACGGTATCTACTCCTGTCACATTATCATTCTGGGCTAAAGCTGCCGATGATACTAAAGTTGAATATAACATTGCTCAAGTTCAAACAGAAGTTGGTAATGGTTGAATATCTAAAACATTCTGGTATCTGGTTGGGGTTAATTGTTAATCCCTGGCACTGGCATTTTCTAGTGGATTTTTCTGAAGATCTAGGGTACAATTTTAGTTTAACATTAGGTTTTATCTGGATAAGAATCGTTATTAACGACAAAAACTATTAAAATCCATTAAAAAGT